TCATTTAACTAGTAATTTATCTCCAGGATAAATCTCTGTCTCAATAGTTTTACCATTCATTTTAGCCAATTTGTTCATATCTGTATTGTACTGTTGGGCAATCGACCACCAACTATCTCCCGAAATGACCTCATAATACGCGTGAGAAGCACTAGTTTCGACGTATTCCAGCGTATTGCTTGCCGGACCAGTTGCTAGATAACCATAGCCGTTCGAACGTGGTTGGCGCACCCAACGATATCCTCCTTGAATGATAGCCTGATCAGTCTTAACAGTTGAACCTGCTGGTAACACTGCAATCACGCTAGCATCTGTTGCTGGTGCAGTTCGAAGTTTAACAGCTGTTTTAAGCATGTAAGATTTATTCTCTTTCACCCATTTAGCACCACTTGGTTCGCTTGGATTCATTGTTGGGTTATCCGTTTCAGGCACCTTGGTTGCCTTAGCATACTTATCCCAAGCAGCCTTGTCACCATAAAAAACATCAAAATCTAAGTTACCATTCCATTCCGGTAACTGTCCAGTACTTGTATATTGAAACATTACCGCTGTCTTCCAATGCTTCAAACTACCATATAAATCTCGTGGTTGATAGCCATTCACAACGTTGTAGTTGTTATACTGTGCAATCCACAATCCATAATTAGCATTAACTAAGGCTGACCAGTCCAATGAATTTTCACAGCTAATACCAGTATATAGTAGCGACCGAACACCGGTTTTTTGATACACGTAATCAAGCCACTGCTTGGCTAAGCCAACTCCCGCTTGATTCTGAATGGTTGAACCACTCGTATTTTCGAAATCGAGAACCAGCATCGCCTTACCAATATATGGCTTAACAACCGTTAAAAAGTAATCAGCCTGCTGCTTAATATCTGAATCGTTTCGAATAAAGTGGTATACACCTAGCTTCTTGCCTGCTGACAAAGTCTGCTTTGCATGTCTACTAAACTCTGGATTAGTATAGTCTACCCCTTCGGTGGCTTTAACTAGCACAAAATCACCCATCACTTCGCCTACATTCATACCAGCCTGATAACTGGCAACATCAATACCATTTAAACTCATTATTTGGTCCCCCCATCCGTGCTAAAAGTATTCAGAAGTGACTTAACTAGCTCGTTACCGCCAACGCTAACGGCACCAGCAGCTAGTCCATCTACCATACCAACTACCCATGAGGTATCGGCCATTGCCAATGAAATAAAAATACCAATCACGGCACCGATAAACTCAGCTGCAATTGGTAAATACTGATTATTGAACTTGGTGCCCTTTAGCGCCCAAATAATCAAAAACACCACGACACCAATAGCGACAATTGTTCCGCCGTTGGCTAATTGAATTAGATTTGTCATTTATTTCCATCTCTCCTTCTATAATAGTCAATAATCTCTTGTTTCTCCGCGTTTTCTTTTTTAAGTGCCTCATTTTCCTTTTTCAACTTGTCTCTAGAATCGCTGCTGGCGGCCTTATTGCTGTTCCACATCGTTAAGACCGCAACGAATATTGAACCCGCTGTGGTAATCAAGGCTACGATAACAGCATCGCTCACCCCTAATCATCCCCAATTACAATTTCAAAAATGGTCGATCCTAAAACAAACATGGCATACATGCTTTCAAAACTAACATAGCGCTGTGTCCCAAAATCATGAACGCCAAAAGCAATCATAAAAAACAACCAGACAAAAGTGAGCAGTCCGGTCATTAGTGGCTTGTAATAATGTGAATGTACATTCCACAGCGAATAAACTAGTGCTAGCGTTCCAACTACTGCCAACATAAAAATGGTGGGTGGATCATCTAGCACATCGAGCAATGTGGGCTGTGGTGGTTCAAATGCAAATGTGTTGTGCTTAATAATAAAGTAAATTCCTAATCCATATGTTTCCATTGCCTTCCAGAACCAAAATTTATTTTTTACTAAATGTTCATACATTGTCATGCTCCTTTACCATTTCACCCAATCAATCACAGCAGAATATATATCTGACTTTGTAGCGCTTGTACTTGTTGCAATGTAAACATCACCACCAGTAGTCACCCATAAACTGGCATATTTGTCATGATTACTCATAGCGTTGTACGCAGGAATTACAAGTGCCACTTGATGGGTTGGGGCTATATCTGATGGTATGCTGGCAATTATGGTATATGCGTTAACTGGTATATTAGTAGCTTTATCAATTCTTAATTCAATTTTTTTCGCAAAGCTGCCTTGGGTTTCTTTGAAGTAAGATATATTAGTAGCCGTTATACCATTCTTAGGGTTAACATCAGTATTTACAAAAGCAGAACCAGTTTTTACTAACCAATCCTCACTACCACCTTTACCGTCAGTGTGTACGGTCTTAGTCCATTGATTACCGGTGGATGATTGAGTTACAGATATGATTTTTCTTCCATTATTACTTATTTCGACTGTAACTTGAATAATCGAAGTATCTTCTGGTCCCAATGGTCCATTTACAAATGAAAATCCTTCATACTTACCAGATGGTAGCATCAAAATGTCACTGCCGACAGGTAATGATTGGAAGTCAGATTTATTGTCATTTACTGGAATATTAGTTTGCACTTTATATCCGTCCGGCAATCCAGAAGTTACTAAATAAAAATATCCTTCAATAACGGCCCCAATTAACAATGTGTGTCCTAATGTGTACGCGCCTTCGGCCTCTAGCAAATAATCGCTTGTTTCTGAAATAGCTCCAGGATACTGGCTATTAATAAATTCTGCCATACTTTGCTTGTTAAATTCTACCTGCTTTACAATTCTTCCATTTTGACTATATGACTGCAATCCAATTGTTGTCCCATAAGCCCCCATTGCCAAATATACGTTGCCGTTAGACATTGTTAATCCCTGTGCTTTTGCGAAAAGAGTACCAGTTGTTTCGGTATAGACATCTTGTTGTAATTTCGGACTTCCCGCCTTGATTGATTCCCAATCATAAACTGAATATTTAGTTATGCTCTCTAAAAAAGCATCTGTCGTAACGAAATTTCCACCTTCAATCCCCCATTTAAACTTTCCATTAATTAGGATATTGTCACCAATTTTCCCCGTATCGTAATTAAAGATGGCATAACCGTCGCCATTTACAACTGACACAATGAAACACAGCTCTCCATTGGCGTTATAGAAGTATGGAATGCCTTCTGAGAATGAGTTCGCTTCATTGACGAAGGACTTCATCCCTTTTAACTCGCCAGTTTTTAAATCGTGGATTTCGATCCGTGTTTCTGTGCCACCAGTAATTTGGGTCGATAAGTATAACTCATTGCTATCTTTATTGACCGAGAAACCCTGCGGGTACCATCCAGATGACGGTTCTTGCCAACCGCAACGTAATAAAATTTTAAGACTAGTAATGTATGCGTCACTTGAATTATTTTTCACATCACCAATATACCTCTCATTGCTAGATATTCGGGTTTCAAAATCAGCGTTAAATTCATCAATCTCATTACGACTGTAAAATGAGCCTTTTTGATATTCCTCGTAAATTGCATCTATTTTTACCTTTAAATCCCTCAATGTTCCATCAATGATGGTAATGTAGTCTTCGGCTTTATCTTGGCTAATGTCGATAGCTTTTTTAACAATAAAAATTAAGTCGTATGTCGTTTGCTGACCATCCGTATCATTTAATGAGAAATAAGCATCCTTTATCTTCCCCGCTTCAGACCATAACGCATTGGGAATCTCATAAGTGAACTTGCCATTAACGGCATCCGTAATGGTGACGCCTGCGTTATCTGCAATAATTGCAGTCCCTTTTGCAGTCTTTGCCATTAAATTAATAGTTTGCTCAGTTAAATCAACAGCACTCCCGCGATCCGTAACTGTGACGTACAAAGTAACAGCACCATTCTTATCGCCTTGGCGTCCTACAATTGGTTCAGGAATTAGAGAGCTAAAACTATCCAAATTTATTTCATAACTTCTAATGCTCATTTAGATTCTCTCCCTTGTAATGGTCAGCTTCATATTTGAGTGTTCCGCCATTTTCTTCAATATTTTGAACGTCTTGATAGGACATTGTGGACTTAACTAATCGATTATTTTCATATCCTCGACGCTTTGCTTTAATTTCCCAGGCAAACTTAGCATTCGGCACATCACTTTGGACAACAAAAAAGGCCTCATCTCGTGATGAAACCCATACATGAGCTGAACTATATGATTGTAAAAATACTTGGTACGGAACTGAAGTATTGACAGTGTCACTAAACAGTTCTTCAATTGACACTTTCACTCGGCAGTTATCATCTGTGTTTGACTCTCCCATGTCGCCAAAATAGCTTTCCGCCATTTCATAAGCAGGAGTCATACGAATACCATCGCGTGTGACATTCGCGGCGTTCTTAGTACCATTATAAACAGTGAAATCACCTAAAACATCCACACGATCACCATAAACATTAAGTTGATTCCCTTTACCACCATTACCACTTATCGTAACTTGATTAGGATTTTGAATCCAGAAAGTGCTATCGCTCTGGCTGATGATATTACCATCAGTGTAATAATCTTTAGCCGAATATAAATTGCCCTTTGTTGCAAGATCACTTAACGCATATCCGTATAAATTATATTCTCTGTCTTCGATTGTCGAACTTGCGGGGATTTGAAAAACGGCTTTAGATTGTGCCCCAGTATCGTCAGACTGGTTAATACTGAAGATATATCCGGGATGATTCCAAATAGCAAAGCCGTTAACTTTACCGGTGCTAGCGTCACCGGTAGCATATAATCCGCCCAACAAGTTACCGTCGTGATAATATTCCATCATACCTTTTTGTAAGGTAATTCTAAACTTGGTATCATCGTCAACCGTATTATAAGTGATACCATTGATTATTCCGCCGCTAATATTACTAGCATTAAGGTTTTTGATATTAATATTCTGGCCATCAATGCTTTCAGCGGTAATCGCTGTTTTGAACGTTTGACCGCCATCTGTTGATACTCCGAGACCTGCAGAGTTAAGAATGACCATCTTGTTGTGATCGCTCTTATCAATAGCAATGATTCCTTGATCTGTGAACTTTAATTCAGTACGAGCTGCCAGAATACTATCTGTCGCAATCTGCATTTGACTACTAAACCATGCATTGGGAAGAACTGCGTTACCATTTATGATGTCATTCATAATGTTATTGATATTGGACGAACCGGCCGATTCTTTTTGTGCCATAGTCAAATCACCACAGGTAACTTCAACGGTGATTCGACTACCGTTGATATCGTATGAACTATTAACCTTAGTTATTCTAACTTGATCTTCAAATCCCAGTGACTCATCAACAATTGTTATGGTGTCACCAGGAGTTGCCATTGCATACGGGTAACCAGCAGTTTGCAAATCTAATAGTGAGACGGTAATTGATAAACTCCAACTATTGTCAACTTTTGCTTTGACAGCATCAAGTAAATTTTGAGCAATCGTATAACGCTCATCATCTACTGGGTCAGCTTCTATTTTTCCAAACTTTGCTTTGTACATATCATATAGCGGACTATAATACTCAACATTCAGTCGCGGCGTTGTTTGGTCATCTGGATCACTGTGAGCACCAAATCCAACTCCATAAGTAGCAAATGAACTATTATCAGTCTCAATCTCAGCCTTTTCCAAATTAAAGCCTTGTCGTACTACAGTGGCTAAATCGGAACCAATCTTATCTTTAATATACACGGTCTTTTCATTTACATAGAACTCAGCAGAAATTTGCTTGATGATATCATTAAATAAAGCAAGCTTACTTTTCAAGCCCCAATTCTCTTTAGTAAACGCGGCTGTATTCGTCTCGTTAACATAAGAATACCCAGTACCATTAAAGATTGCTCGAAGATACTCGTTCAAAGGGTGTGATCCGTTCCATTCTTCATGAAAAGCCGTTTTATTCAAGGTATAGAAGAACATTTGGACAGCTGAGAATGTGACTGTATTGTCACTATCGTTATGTTTGAATGTAATAACCGCATATTCCTCGTTCTTGAAGAGCATTGTCCACCCTTTTGCCAAGCCTTGCTTAACACTAGTGCCAAAGTAGATTGTACCCGTTAATGATTTTTCACCATTGATGCCTTCAGTTACTTTAATTTCCGTATCAGCAACATATTCTTTGTTACTAACATCTTTAAAGATTGTCATTTATTAACCACCCCCTACGCATACAAATTTTGAAAGTTTAAAATTCTAATTTCACCTGCGAGTGAACTTGAAATTTTGTTTGTAACACCTGGTAAAAGTTTAAAGTAAGCCTTGTTAGTAGCTTTTACAATGCTAATACCATTGCGTAAGTATTCATAACCAGATAGCTTAAAAACGTCTTCTGAATACACGTTTCCAGTCGCAATAAAGTCAGTCCCGTTTAACGATATTTTTAAATTAGATCCACTTTGTTTGGCAGTAAACTCAATAGCAAACCCCTGTTCTAGCTGACTACAAGGAACCGTGCCGGAATACGGAATAACAAGGTTATCAGTATTATAGTAAGTATCAAGACTCCATTTGTTATATCCGGGGTCTGATGGAGCTGGGTTCCACGGGCTAGGTGCGCGCGTAACCATCACCTCTTTATACTTGTACGTGTAACTTTCGGTAGTTGAGGACGAGTGCCCCACCCATACGCTATGCAATGCTTGCCCCTCTGCGATTTCAACTGTGTAGCTCACAGTTCCGCTTTTGCCCGGCTGGATAGGCGTGCCGGAATAGTTACCGGTGTGCCCGTCAACGGCAGTAAAAAGGTTCACCCAAACTCCAGTTGTGTTTTCGACGTAGGCTGAAACGTAATACTTACCAGCACCATAAGTCCCGCTCGCCACGTTGGCCGGCGCGCTCCCCCAGCCTGCGCCCGTGTGCGTTCTTAATTCATCGCTTGTGCCAGTTACTAAATTCTCACTATAATGCAGAACATTCTTTTTAACATCTAAATCACGTGGCACACTTTCGCCGTAAGGCAGTTTCATCGTTGTAAATGTCATCGTTAACTTGTATAACACGGTGCCGCCAATATTCCCCTGCAGTTCAGGTTCAATTGACTTCGCATACACAAAGAACCGCTTGTGACTTGGCCGTGTAGTTAGCTGTTCATATAAGTTACCCTCGTTTTCTCCTGGCCGTTCAAAGTCAGGGGTTAATTCTCCGCGCATTTCAGTAATGTAAAACCCGTCAGTATCTGATAACAACGCATAAAGTCTTTCTCGCAATATCGTCTCTTCGTCTAGGTCATCAGCACGATAGAAGCCTTCAACCTCTATTTCTTTGCTAGTGTGCCATCCGCCAAAATCAACGTTGCCGTTTCGCCCTTGAATCTGAGTACTGTTTCGAGTAATTGCCGGTGCACCTTCTTCAAACTTAGTCACTAACACTTTTAACTGGCTCAAATACGTACGGCTATCGCCCTTTTCAATTAATAAATCCATATTTATACCTCGCTAATTAATAAAGAACTTGTTGTGTACGCGTGCATCTGCATCACCTTGACTAACAATCGTTCGAATCTTGTCACCGATAATCTCATTATGAACAACATATGTTGGCTGTACCCAGTTATCGGTATCGATATTTTGGTCCATATCACCTGATGAATAACTAGCAGCTTGCATTGCCAAATCACCCGTTTTTATATCGCTGGCAACTGAATTAATACTATCAGTAAAATCTTTTGTATTAACACCATTCAATCCTGATACTGCACTATTAGCAAGGTTAGCTGACATTTTAGAAACATCAACTGCTGTTGACTCCATCCCGTTTACGAAACCTGCACCAAAATATCCACCGAATGCATAAGTTACTCGCGATGGTGAATGAATTTTCAACGCACTTTGAATTTTGCTTGCCGCAGCACTAGCTAAACGACCAGCTGCTGACATAACAGCACCAACCATGCTGCCAATACCATTTACCAACCCTGATCCAAGGAAGCTACCAGCTGAACTAAAAGCCCCTTGTTGACCACGAGCACCACTGGCGCCACTACTACCGAGACTAGAACCAGCTGACCTAGCACTACCAGTACGACTACTAATACCGCTGGCCGCTGCTCCACCGTTTTTAGAACCGGCAGAAGTAAAGTAGCCTGCTGTTGAGCTAATCCCTGAAGCACCTGAACGCCCGACTGATGATCCTGATGATTGTGCACTACCTGTTTTACTGCTTAATCCACTAGCAGCCGCACTACCATCTTTTACACCAGCAGATGTGAAATACCCGGAAGCAGAGCTAACACCTGAAGCGCCGGCTCTACCAACTGCAGCACCAGCTGATTGATGCTTACCCGTACTGTTAGCAATTGCTTGCGCCGATTGAATAGCAGCGTTGCCACCGGCTGCTTTAAACGCCGCTTGCCCGGCGGAAGATGCAGCTGCACCTGAAGATTGTATGACGTCAGTAGCTGCTCCAATAGCATCATACTTTTGCCCTGTGAAACCAGCTGCCAAAGCTTTTAGCAATATGCCACCAATCGCAGTCATTTGACCGGCATAAGTAGCCAAAACCGCAATCACAGCGGCTAGCGTTGCTCCAGCAATTTGAATTAGTATAGGCATTTCAGTAACGAATGCCTGTGCTAGTTGACCAACCAGCGCAATCCCCGCAGCAAGTAATGCTGGTGCTTGACTACCAATTGCACCAATCAATGCAACCACAAATCCTACACCTGCTGAAACCAATGATGGGATAGCCGACGTTAATGAGTTTATCAAACTAACAATCATAGCTGTGAATGAAGCAATAACTCCGGGTGCATTTGTTGAAATGGAAGTCATTAATGCAATTAGCATATTAGAAAATGACGTAATAATAGCGGGTGCATTTTGAGTTACAGCGTTCATAACGGAAACAAGCATTGTCGTAAATGCTAACGCAATGGCTGGTGCGCGCGTTGATACTGCCGTCATTAAACTAACCATCATGTTTGAGAACGCAGCTGCAATCGATGGGGCTTGTCCCGCAATCGTGTTCATTAAGTTCGTCATCATGCCCAAAATTGCACCAACAATTTGAGGAACAGCTGCTATTGTTGTAGTAATGAATCCAGTCATCATGGCTGCAAACCCAACGCCTAACGCTGCTAACACTGGCACAATGCTGTTAACGTTACTTGAAAGTGTCGATATAGCTTGGGCAACTTCTTTAACGCCTAATCCGAATGCAGCGACTCCAGCGCCAACGGCTAATACCGCCGCACCAAACACCCCAATACCAACAGCGTTAGCTGTTAACAGTGGCCCGAGCAATGCAAATGACCCAGCCACCGCAACAATTCCAAAAGCCAACGCAGCCATAACTTCTTGTGCGCCACTACCAGCTTTTGCTAGACTGATTGCGGATTGTACTAGAATGGCAATACCAGTTGAAGCAGCTAAAACACCTGCACCAATTAATGCAATCGCAGCGCCCATTGATAAAAAGTTTGCTGCTGAAGATGCCGCTGCGTTCGCACTAGTTCTAGTTGCGTTTCCTAATGGTGTAACAGCTTCGGCAGCCGTTTTGCTTGCACTCCCGATTCCAAGCAGTTTCCCAGGGATTCCAATAATGCTTTTACCCATATTGAATAATCCTTTTGCTGCACCACTTGCAACACCTACTATTTTGCCTGCACTAGTAATAAAAGCCCCAGTTGCTGTAACAGCTGGTCCAATAACTGGTGACAATCCAATAAAACTCCTAGCCACTTGAGCAATACTGCTATTACTGTCAGTTGCCCATGTGATAGTCTGATTAATCATATCAACCATCGCACTGTTTACGCCGCCTTTAGCAGCAAGTGACTTATTTCTAAGCGATTCCCAGTTACCGCCAATTTGTTCGATCTTCGAACCAATGTTTTGTTGCATTTCATTAGCTTGATCCTGTAAGAATTTAGTAGCAGTAGCTGTCGAACTGCTAGCACCGTCTTGTGCTTTTGCATAAGCTGACCATGATGTTGCCGTGTTACCTGATTCATCTTTTACTGAGCTTAGCAGTGGCAACATTGCTTGCATGCCGGCAGTGTTAAACATAGTTTTGAGCGCTGCGGTTTTTTGTGCAGCGCTCATACCATCAGTTGCAGCAGCTACTTCTTTAAGAATAGTGGGAAATGATTTCATGTTACCTTGTGCATCGGTAAATGATAATCCTAATTTTTTCATTTCCCCTGCAGCCTTATCAGAAGGAGCTTCCATCTGAATAATGGCATGTGCCAAATCTTGTGAAGCACGTTGAGCTGTAAAACCTTTGTTAGTTAGAAGCCCTACAGCTTCGGTCATGCTCCCCATACTGAACCCGGCTTGACTTGCGATACCGCCAATATTACTAATAGCGCCTGACATGTCTTCAATGCTTGCGTTAGACAGGTTAGCTGTTTGAGTAAGAATTGCTGCAGCCTGTGCTGGTGACTTTAGGCTTTTCCCCCACACGTTCATAGCTTGCTGAACTGTTCCAGCAGTCGTCTGCAAGTCAGCTCCCGTCGCTGTGGCTGCTTCTGCAATTGCTGGGAACTCTTTAGTAATCGTTTTAATAGAAGCACCATCTTGCGCCATTGAAACCATGGCGTCGGCTGCATCTTGAGCGCTAAGTGGTAATTCAGCACCCATCTTGTTAGCCATGTCTGCTAACTCACCAATATCCTTTGAGGTACCACCAGCAATGATTGCAGCCTTGTTAAGAGATTGTTGGAATGTACCGTATGATTTTAACGCGCTAACACCCATAGCGGTAGTTGCAGCACCGGCGGCAGTAGTTACCTTACCAATAGTGGACATGCCTTGGGATACTCTGCCACTTAGCCCTGAAATGCCACTCTGCATGCTACGAGTAGAACTATTCATCTGACTCATTGCTGCGACATAACCACTAATATTGGCGGTAAAAGTGGCGGTTACTTGTGCCATAATCTAACCTCCTTGTGATTTGCTTCCAAACAATCTGTTAATTTTGGCAATCATTTCAACGTTGGGCTTTCTCCGTTTAGAATTACTAGAATGAGTTAAAATTTCTTGTTCCAGCTTATCTAGCTGTCGCCGTATCTTGTTCAACTCATGTTGTGGCTTCTTTGCATTAGTCAAGCTAGAAAAATAAGCAGCTTGGTTTAATTGCGCTCGTCGTTTATCAAGCTCTCTTAACTGCAAACCATCCATTAACGCCATGGCTTCCCACTTATACAAAGAAAAGGGATAACCGACATCGGTTATCCCCATCTTTGCGAAATCAATTATGAGAGACTCTTGCGCATTGCGTCCAACGTATCTTTCTGAACTTGCTGTTGCATCTTTTCTTCTTCCGTCTTCGCCTTTTTCCCGGTCTGATACTTGTCTACCAATTTGATCCAGTGTGTGGCGGCGCGTCGGAAAAAACCCGATTTTTGCAACTCGTCTTGCAAGTCAGCACGTAGTTGTTCAAACTGACCATCTTCTTCATACTTATCCATCAGGTCTGCAACCTCATCTTCTGAAATGCCGGACAATAATACTTGAACCGCATTTGGAACAGCCATTTCATTATCAGTCACAAATTGTAACCAAAGTTGGCTAGCCCCATCGTCAGCATTGGGGGCTGTTGATAGAATCTTATTTGCACGGAAAAATGCTTTGAAATTAAATTTAACTTCTTTATTATTGATTTTCATATTGATTGGTTCCTCCTAAATTATTCGGCTGTAATCGTGCCAGTTGCTGTCGCAGTTAATGACCCACTTGTTGCAGTGATTGTTACTGAACCGGCTTTTACACCTGTTACTTTGCCCGAATTATCTACAGATGCAGTAGCGGAATCAGACGATTTAACTTCAACGTCGTCAGGACCGGTTACTTTTAATTGGTATGTTTCACCAACTTTAACGCTGAATGTGGAAGGTGCAATGCCAACTGCAGTAGCTGCGTCACTAAATTCACCCGTCTTTTCACCAGGACGTTCATAGTCGTATAGTGCTTGTAACGACTGCACTTCAGCATCAGTCAATGGGAATGTCCCATCAACCAATTTACCTAAGATATTAATCGTCCAGTCAATTTCTGAGAATGAATCTTCGTCTGAAATATCAGCACTATCAACAATTCCATACCCAAACATTGCAGGATATGCCTTGTGATCATCTTCAACGACTGCTAACCGTTCATCAACGATGACACGCCATACTTTAATCTGTTTGCCTTGGTGCTTAGCTTGAATAATTGCCTCGGTAGCTTCATCTCCCGGAACCATATATGAAGTTACCTCGATTGAATCTTCATTTGTTGATGGCGCAACAATCCGCCCCATCTTAGTTTGTTCATCAAGTGAGTCGCCTTCAATTGAAGTATCACCTGATTCTTGATGTGCTGGTAAAATACCCGGCGCACCAACTGGTGCGTCTACTGATTGAAGGAAATACCAAACATCTTTACCACGATACGGGGTGTCTTTAACGAACTTTACGCCATTATTAATTGATGCCATTTTAAACAGCTCCTTATTTTTAAATTGTGATTGTAACTAAGAACATCGCGCGACTTAGGTCCCGTCCAGTACTGGTGTCTTTAGTTATCTGTGTTGTAAGTGAGTCCCATTGGACAACGCGTGATAGTGCGTTTTTTACTTTTGCAATATCGGATTCCACCGCAACCGGCGAGGTGCTCCCCTCGGCGTAGTAATCAATCTGCTGTTCTACTTGGTTGAGCGTATCGGTCTTACTTGAAACGTCTAAATCAGTGTGAACATTAATGTGTACAAGTGGTAGTTCATCATCAGGCTGCGGCTGTCTAAAAAACACTCTGAATCCATTTGCTTGTAATGCCGACCGCAACCTTTTGTAGTACTCCGTCAATTCCATTAGAAAACCACCTTATTCAGCTCATCATTGACCGCTTGATAGAAGAACGGCGTTGCCGCAATGGCCCCAGGCCGCATGAATGGCTGTGCACTCATCTTATAAGTGCCATATTCGTTATAGCTTGAATAGTCAGCACGAGAAGTATAGGTTCCCACAACGCTGTTTTTGTTCTTTTTAACAGGATCAGCAATGATGTTATTACGCATATAACCTGTATCAACCCGTGCTAATCGTTTAGAACGATCGGACGCTTCTGACAAAGTCTTCTTCATAGCAATTGCAACATGGTCTGGGGCTTTGGCTCCCGCAACGTTAAACGCCTTGTATAAGTCGTCTAACCCTTTAAATGAAACGTTGAAATCACTATTAGCCAAATGTCAGCACCCTCACTTCCCTACCACGAATAGCAGTTATTACACGACGCTCGACATTCTCATAAACTACACGATCAGGAATATCAACTTGATTCTTTAAATGAACTTCAAAAACCACCGTCTTAAGCAATCCATAGGTAGCTAATTTGTTAGCATCCGTTACAGGGACAATCGTCGCCGGTAGAGTAACTTTACGTTTCGATACTTCACCAGTTAAGTCATCTTCCGGTCCATCGAAATATATGAGTTGAATACGATCGTTGTATCTCATACAAATCGGAACCCCCCACGGCGCCGGCGAAAACTCTCACGGTAAATATCGAGATCACTAGCCCATTCGCTTAAATCAATCTTTAACCAGGTATTGCTGACCTCTCCTTCAGTTGAAGCAGCCTTACCCTCATCACCAATCGCGTTGTACATCCGCACAACAATTTCTTTGATGATGTAGTCCACGTTGTCGGGTAATGCTTTATTAACAACGCCATCCTGATTGATGTACGCCAACACACGGGCTTTAGCATCACTAATTAATTCATTTAGTAAATCGTCCTGAAGTTCGTCTTTAATGCCGACTCGTAATTTGACTGCATTCAAAATATCCATTTATTTCACTTCCTAAGCCAAAATAAAAAGCGCTACAAATTGCAACGCTTTTTAATTCATTATTCACTTGCTGTAACCGTTACAGCAATATCAGTAGTAAACTCACCAGAAGTTGCCGTGACAGTTGCTGTTCCTTCTGCAACCGCTGTGATTGTGCCGTCAGCTGCAACAGTTGCTTTACTGTCATCACTGGACTTCCAAGTAACTGCTGCAATTACTGCTGCGCTATCGTCAGCGCCAGCTGGTTCGGTCGTGATTGTAATTTTGCGGGTATCGCCTACTTTAATACTGGCCGTCTTCTGTGATGGCGTGATGGCGGTAGTATTATTCGGCGTTACGCTTTTGGGGTCGCACTGAGAATAGCAACCTTGTTGTCGTCTAAGATAAAGCTACCGGCTTTACCAGCACCTTGTAAGGCAACACCGTCAAAGTCTTCACTTTCGATTGTCCGAGTTGTAACGATACCAGTAAATGCGCGTCCAATGTTGTCAGGCGCGAACATGATAGCCTTGCCTTGCATGTACTTTTCAGGAACCTTAGTGACGATGATGTCGCGGAACCGAACGATTCCGTTTTCGTCGATGTTAACCGCGGAACCCTTAGTTGAGGCCACAAGGTTATGATCGATAATGGCATTGTAAACGTCGGCAGTCACATAAGCGCGAACAGGCACGACAACTTCTAAGTTGGTATATTTGGCGCTAGCCTTTTCGAACATTGTGTTAACGTCATCAACGGCGCCCAAGTCCGTAGACACGTCAGCGAGCTTCTTACCTAACGCGTTATTAAACATACGCACCTTAGCTTGTGCTTGTAGGTCTAACCGGTCGGCTACGGCGGCGTTTAAGTCATTGTTAACCGTGAAACGGTCCAAACCTTCGTGAATAGCCCAATTGAATTCAAAAGGTACATCGGTATCAGTGTAAATAATTTCAGTCCGTTCACCGAATCGAGTTGATTTGCCTGTGCCAGTTCCCATCGCTGTATCTTTATCAGTATTGTATTCACCAACTACTACAGGTACATCATTAGTCTTCACACTGAATGCAGTCGCATTATTTTGAATACCATCAAGTGCTTGTAATTGGCCAAATGTTGGGCCGAATACTGCTTGCACCCCGAAAACCGTTTGCATTAATTGAGCAAATTGCTTTGTATAAGTACGAGCAGCTAAATTATTGTTGTTTGTAGTCATAACATAAAACTCCTTTTAATTATTGTTGTGGTTTCTGATACTTCGCCATAACGGCATTGAACGCATCATTAGAACTAGAAAGGTTAGAGCTTGAATTTGACGGCTTAGTGCCAGTAGCTAGCTTTTCGACTTTCTCATTAACCTGAGTATCAAGGCTACCTTTCAGCGCCGTTACTGCATTCTTAATGGCTTCCGCATCGCCTAAACCAATAAGCGTGTCACTCATATCAGCAGGTAAGCCATTATCTTGCAGTAATGCTTTAGTAGCTGCCTTTAATTCGCTTTGTTTCAGTGCAGCTTCACGTTTCTCAATTTCTTCAACGCGAGCTTGCATTTCAGCATCTGCCTTTTCAGCTGCTGACATTTTAGCAAGCTTAGCGCCCTCATTTTTAGCGTCTTCCAATGCTTGTTTCTTATCCGCTTCCCATTTAGCCTTGGCTGTTTCAACAGCCTTAGCGGCACGTTTATCGGCCTCTGAGTCAAGCTTTGACTGTAGTTCCTTTTGAGTAAGAGTCACTGGATCATCCTCTTTGGGATCTTCGGGATCAGGATCAGGATTAGGATCGGCAAAAAATTGTAAATTCATTGGTAATTTTTTAAGTTCAATCATTGTATTGGTTCCTCCTTAGCCCAAAACAAAAAGACATGCTATAAGAACCCAGCCACACATTTGCCCGACTACATTCACACGTCTATTACTTCACGCTATTTATTTGTAAGTAGTTTTATGACTTGCTCGGGTCACAAATGAAATCAATATTCTAAATCTTATTCATCAACACCAACCCACGAGCACAGACAATTAGGATGCCGGGGAATCATACCATCTGCTTCACGATAGCCAAATACACGGCCATCAAGTGGCGCGCAAATACGACAAGCACCAGTGTTAGCAACCCACCTTAACTTGCTGTATCCGGCTTCCTTAGAGGCTCTGATGGACTCCTCCGCCATGATGCGTGCACTCTCAGTTCGCAATAATCGGCGTGCTTGGTAATCTAGCACGTTGTATCGCTTACGAATCTCTGCAACAGCATCAACAGGATTGGTATGAGTCAGCAAGGCTTGTTTCATGATGCGACTAACATCATATTGCAGCTCATCCATGTTTGACCAAATACGATCTGACCAATTAACATCGACAATTACACCATCAACCAAAGCTTGTATGTCACCTTTTGACGCCTTAGGGTACAAAGATTTAATCTTATTTACCGTTGACTTAGCGACTTTTTTAAAATAAGCATTCAACTGCTTGTTTAATTCAATGCCCGTCTTGGTTGCATATACTAGTGCAGCATAAGCGATAAGCTCAGAATTGGTGGCAATTTGGCGCTGTCTAATGTCCGACTCCATCGCCACAGATTGAATCTCATTTAGCAGTTCTTGGTCTGGCAATTGGTTATCAGTTGCATGACTGTATTGTGGATACTTGGCAATAAATTTGTACCACCAATCAAGTAATCCTCGCATGTCACCATTGACCGCTGACTTAATTGCTCGTTCGTTGGTTTTCTGGTTCGCCTTGCTGTCCGCGAACTTCCTCATCGCCGTCACCATTACCGCTTGTTCCATTAGTTAGCACCCCATTCTTAGTGGCATAACCACCCATTCGTTGACGTTGTTTATCCATCATATCGATAATTTCGTCAGCATCAGATACGTTAGGCAGGTACTGATAGAGATATTCTTGCGGTAACTGCGCCCCCGCCTGAACCAATGACGTGATGATTGCAATATCATCAGTTGGCATATTGTCTTTAAAGATAAAGTTGATCTTATTCGCATCAACGTCCCACTCACCAGACACTGCTTCCTCAATAGTGGAAACAGTATTATAGCGAGCAGTTAACCCACGTTCAAACTGTTTGCGCTTCGTACTTGCTAACTCAACCGTACCAAGAATTTTATACTTCATCGCTACCCCTGAAGCATTACTTGCAAAGTTCTCATCTGTCAGGTCCGGCGTATGACTGAACTTGTGAATGTCTGATGCTAGCCGTTTCTTATATACCTCGGTCCCTGTGCTATCGTATTCTTTGTGAATGTACTTCGCGTCGGCTGAGGTCTGCTTACCAGTTGAATCAATCCCCGACTTAATCAATAACATGTTCGCTTGTCGCATGCTTTCCAGCTGTTCTAGTCGGTCTTGAGCTAATTTCTTCATAGACTCTTCGTCATTCGGGTCTATTGATTGTAACAACAGTGAGTCATCAAATAACGTATCGATATTACCTTCAATAACAAGTAACGCCTCGTTAAAGTCGGTCATATAATTAGCAGTATCAGATTGCGCTGCGTCATAAAGGTCAATCAACGTTAAGACGTTTTCATAGTCCCCTTGACGGAAAGCATTATTCTTGTATTCGATAATAGGGAATGCAACCTGTACTTGTTCATCCGCTTGTTCCGGCGCTGTGACAGAGCCAGCGACATCGACAGGTTTATAAGTAACATGCTTTTCCTTAGTCCATATTTCAGGAACATATTTAATCACAGGCGCACCAGTTGCCGAAATATCCTGTACTTCATGATACCGAACGGCCATAACCGGCTGTGGGTCTACCGAAGTATCATAAATAACAAACGTCTCTCTTGGGTCAAGCTTGACACTATGATCAATACCATCTTCCCCGTGATAAATGTATTCATATGCTCGGCCAAACGTTGACATGTCCAGGAACAAATCATAATTCAAGGTATTAATATCATTCACTTGATTAAATTTATCTAGGCTGTCTGATGACACGCCACTGAGGTTGATTGCATTCCCAACGCTATAAGATGTTTGAAAATCAGCGATGTATTTAGCAAATGAATGCACCGCCCGATGGTCAGCTTTACCTTTCTCGTTGCGTCGATTATCTGGTTCAAGAATGTCGTCATTGTGTCCCTGATAGTAATCTAATAACCGTTGTAAACGTGGTCGTTGATAACTATAATGATGTCTAATAAACTCTGCAATCCGTGTAGGCGTCAACTTTTCAAGATCTTCTTGATATACCATGATTGCCTGTTTGAAATTTTCCATGTTATCCAAATCCAATATATTTCACCTCACAATCCTAATTGTTTTAATTCAGCCACACGGTCACGATAACTCATGTATTGGCCATTCTTGACGAACATAAATTTCTGCATAGCGTAACGCAACGCGTCAATCGCATGGTTATTCGCGTCGACGGGCGTATTCAGCCAGTTCCCTTGCTTGTCACGATCATAGACATATAGATTCATTTCCTCGAGTAGTCCTTTGCATCTAGGACTTATGACATAACGGTAAGACTGCATGTATTGAATCCCTTGAACAACACTATCTTTACCTTTACCGCTAGGTTGAATCCCCGGAACGCCATGCACCCGTGTAAGTTCAGCAATCAAGTTAGCACCAGCGCTATCTGCCGTAATTGGCAACCCGTACGCCTTATGCTGAATAAGCTGTTGTGCAATCTGGCCAGTGAGCAAGCCGTGTTTATAAAATTCATCGTACACATAAATCACATGGTTGATTTGGTCCACTGCAATAAATATTCCAGCGGTTGGATCGTTCTTAAACCCAAAGTCTAAGCCGACTGATTTAGGTAAACGACTAATACTTTGCATATCAAAATCACGCGTTTCAAACAGCCCATCAAATACCAAGCCTTCAGCGACTCCCCAATCACCTAAAACAGCCACACGTGCACGATTTGGGTTTCGTGTTAGCATTTCTTCTAAGGCTGCTACATAATCATCATTCAAATGATCATTGTCATGATATGTCGTTGTTGTTGCATACACACCTGATCGTGCTGTGTCTTTATCAAAGAACTCTGGCTTGAGCCAATGCCGTTCAGACCAAGGGTTAAAGGTAATGAGCGTTTGATAAAAGCCACCTTCCGGCAACTCACCACGCATGGACTCTTCAACCGTGTTAAAAGCATCAAGTGTCTTTAACTCATAGGCTTCTTCGTACCAAGCACGACATAATTGGCCGATAGTAGGCGTTATTGATGTAATCTTTAATGGGCTATCCATCCCTCTAAAGTAGATCTTTTGGCCCGTCAGCTTGTAAGTCACTTCCAGTGGGCTTTGAGTCCATTTGAACATGTCATATACCCCCAGCACTGCAGCAACCTTTTTTAGTGTTGCAAACGTGCTATCTTTCTGTGTATAAGCATATTGTCTTAGTACGATCCAGTTTACGTACGGATATACCATCATATCGACTAAAACTTTTACTGCCGCAGCATACGATTTACCAGAACCACGAGACCCCTTATAAACAAGGTAGCGCATACGGCTGGTAAACAACGGATAGTAAGCTGAACTAACAAGCTGATTGATATACAAATTAATCATCGCCATGTGCTTCATCGCTCCCTGGTGGGTAAGTTATATTAACCCGCACTTCATTTCCTTCATCAGATACCATTTTGGCCTTAGCCTCCGCAATATCCGCGTCAGCTTTAAGCTTGCGAATCTTTTGATCTTCAACATCTTTGCTATCATTTTTTAGTCGGCCACTTAACTTAAACCATAGTTCAGCAGCGGCCACCTGCTCCTTGGTAGAAGCTGGCGTTATAGTGGTCTCATCAGTCATGTACTCCATACGCGCTTCAATCGAATCATCACCGCCCACTGCTTCTTTAGCAAGGTTATCAATCTTTATATAATAACGTTCAATCTCTTTGCCAGCACTGATACGATAGATGTTTTTTAGCACTTCGTCAGCTTCGTCAGACTCATGTTTTTCAACATTGCCAGTCTTTTTAATGATATATTCATGAATTCCAGTATTTTCCAGTAATTGTTTAGTTGCGTTCCGAGCTGTACCCTTTGCGTAGCCTGCGTTTATAGCCGATTGATAGGCGTTGTTAGTTTTAATGAATTCATTAGCAAATTTACGCTGTTTGGGCGTTAACTTTCGTACCATTACATACCACCACACCTCCGTCTAATTGGAATTAGTCATCGTTATTCGAATACGACCCAGTCATCAGCTAGCATATCAGTTTGACTAGCTAACCAGCCAACCTGCACAACCTTATTTGACGTGTAAATAGCTAAGGCATCGGAGCAGTCCTCCAATGAATTGCCAAGATCAGCGTCTGTATACCCCACCGCATCAGATAACAAATCACCATCTACCAGAAAAATAAATTGGTGCTCACCATTCCAACCTTTACGTGCAACACGCTTACCCAATTTCAACGCCTTAATTGCTTCACCAAAATTCATAATTGCTTCCTCCTTATTTTTCCCCAAACTAAAAGCGCCATGCTGTTTAGCACGACGCTTATCCTTGTACCACCTATCTAGCCGAGCATCAGCCTGCACCCATTCAGGCGGCTCATACCCGTATTTACTGTGAATCATTACTGTCATTTCATACCACCACACCTTACTTTCTAGTTAACTTCATTATCAGTCTTTCAATAAAATTTGATATGGCGATTCTTCAAATCCAGAACTATCATATTCTTCTTTGCTTAGCTTATCACCATGATTTTCAATCTGTTTTTTTTGAGGTAAGTACTCTAAAGAACTATTGTTAAAAGCAAAGACTAATTTGATTTGTTCTCGAACCTCTGTTGTATAACAAACATTCACAAATTTAACGTCATTACTGATTTCTGAGAGACGCTCTTTAAGTGAATAAATATCTCCATCATCGCTGTCTAATTCGTTCTTCATTTTTTGAGTAAGAATACTAATCTTCTGGTTTACGCCAATTCTATTTACTTTGTAAATCTCTCTAGATTCATTCTTTAATTCCAGTTCTATTTGAACAGCCATCATTGTTTTCTCTGAAACATTATTTATTGTTAAAACAGGAATTTCATCCTGACTAGACCTCATACTCTTTAGTCTTTTTTGGACTCTCTGCTCTACACCATCTCGTTCAAATCTTTGATAATAGTATCGCATATTAAAGTCCGTCAATACTAGCTCGAGTTTTACAATAAAAAATGGTCTAGATTGACTGAATACCAATTCCTTGTCATTCTTGATAGTTCTGTTAACCTGCCAATAAACACCACCAATTGCAACAATTGACCCAAACATGCTTCCCAAAAATCCCAACCATCCATTCCAATCTGGTGATTTTAAATTGGCAAATAAGCTCAATAAATAAACTATACATACTATTCCAAGAAACGATATACGAACAATACCCATTAATAATCCCTCCAAACTACTTTAACTATACAAAAACTCCCGCCAATAAGCGAGAGCAGTTTGAAGTATAATCTACTAGCGGTTAGAATCATTCAATAGATTTCGAGCTGTACTAGGATACTCATACGTAATCTTTAATAACATTTCACAAAATTTAATTATGGTTTCAGCTTCAGCACGAGTATTAATAGCCAAATCATGATTAGCTGTATTTCCGAGCTTTCGTATAGAGTCAATCCACTCACTACTTCCAGTTGGAATATAATGATTTTCAGCCAAATAACTGACGTAAAAAGCAAAAGTCTTGTCATCATCAGCACCTAAGGATACCGCAATATGATTTAATAAAACTCGACACAACAAAATTACACCCGTAAAAGCTCCAGTAGAATAGGACTTTCTTGCTTCGTTGTATATTTCAGTCACTTTTTCTGGTGCTGAGTTTACTTCTTCACCAAAATTACTACCCGGAACCTGTACGTCATCATAGATAAATGTCGGAAGGTTACAGTTCGTACATACAAATACACCGTAAGGTTTGTCGTTGACCCCACGATTAGCATTGTTAGCATACTCTAAGGCCATCCCCCTGTTACTAGTCACCTTTTGACCACAATATCCACAAACATAGGATGCTTTCACGATAGTTCCCCCTCCCCATATATTGTATTTTCCAGTATCATAAATTGCCATATTATCATCCCTTCAAATTAATAACTAATTAAAGCATAGCAAAAAAAGCCTCAACTACCTATTATTTTTTAGGGATATTATTATAACCGTTCCTAAAACAAGCCAATAACAGTCAGTAACCTAGCTGCTTGGGTCAATGTGCTTGGTGCGGAATCGAACCACACACGGATTCAAACCGCCTCTCTTCTGGTAGATCATCACCAGTTACAAGCACACGTTACACAGTTTTAGCCCTCATGAGTAACCATGCTGTATAACTATATCGCCGGTAGGCCTCGAACCTACATCCCATTGTGGCTTGCCAATTAGCCCACAGCGATACTCGTATTTAACGGCCGACGTTAAACACGAAGACTAATGCCGGCGGCAGAGAGGAGCGCATCACCCCTTATAAATCCGCCGGCTACACAAATAGCTGGATTTGAACCAACATAGACGGTTTTGGAGACCGCCATCTTGCCAATTAGATCATATCTGCTTAATCAAGGAGGCAACACAAACTGTACATCTGTGCCCATCTAACGTAGCCTGCTGGACTCGAACCAGCGACAACCTGATTAACAGTCAGGTGCTCTACCAACTGAGCTAAGGCCACAATAATAATCAATTAGAGCTATCAGAAAAACGTTTATTTGTCGCCCTAACCAATTATCGATAATACTAATTTACCACCAATTTATTGCTATGAAGTCCGGCTTGAGTTCGGAAAAAGTTCGGTTAAAGTCCGGCTTGAGTTCGGTTTTGATAAATATTCAGGTCTTCTAGGTAATAGCTCTGTGCAAACTGCAGCATTGCCAATGGCTTCCAGCGATCAAAATACTGAGTCTTGCTGTAGCCAATATCCATGTAGCACATCGTGTCACTGTATCCTTGCAGATATAGCCGATCTAATATCTCCTGGCACTCATGATCACAGCGAGCCATGGCCTGAATAGTCTGTCGGACAATCTGCTCTGCATACAGGCGGCGTGTAATCCGATCCTCGGCCGAATTACCAGCTGGGGCCGACTTAGGCATGCCATCCATGCTAGGCGATTTTAAATCAGCGACCGAATGGCCGGACGCCCGAATTGCTTGCGGTAACTTCTTATCCAGGAACCGCCGCACCTGTTTAATTGTTTTCTCTTGGTCAATTGGTGGAAAAATTTCATCTGAAATAACTTGCTGTTCGCCCATCGTGCGCCCCTCCGCTTTCGTATGCTATAATTAATTTTGTGGGAATTAGTTGTAACGCGGTCAGCAATGGCAGCGCTTTTTATATGTTATACTGGCAACGGTCATACGAGTGGTCCTAATGACTAGCCGCCTTAATTGGTGGCTTTTTTCTATTGCCATTAATTTCCAATAGTATTAGAATTTAATGGCACGCATGTGCAAGCCAATGCTCACTACAGTTGTGAATAGTAGTGAGCTTTTTTGTTCACCCATGACGTTGTATAACCCATGTCAGCAAGAGCGCAATAACTACATAAACAATGCTGACTCCTAGCACGATTGAACCAATCCAACTAACTAACTGCCACGGGGTTACGTTCCATATTACTTCAAATATCTGTTTCATTCGTCTTCCTCCACCACATATCCGTCTAGCCACGCACGGGCAAAGACGTCTGCATGCGTTCTAATCCAATTACCAACACTAACTCGCCAAAGTCCCAAGTAAGTAGCATTGAACACCCATCCTAGCTTATAATCACCCTTTTTAGCTTGCTTAATAATATAAGCAACATTTTCGGGAATCACTGGCAATTCGGCATACGTCTTCTTGAATACATCGTCAGCAATTGCCCAGTGCTCGCCATTCACACCAGTCGCAATCCAATATCCATTAGAAACAAGCATACTTCCTTCTAGCGTTTCCAGATACCAGCCACCACGATACTTAAATAGCCCCAATTGATCTGCACTTTGTTTTGTTCCATCGAATTGTTCGGCCTTGATAGTGGCCGTTTTACGATAAACTTTAATCATTTTATTCCTCCTAAGTCATAGACATAAAACAGTCATCAGGTATGTCATCAATTGATGACATTTTACGTTGCTTATAACAGTGAGTTTCCAAAACATCTTTGTCAGTAAGTTCGGTTCCACGTGGCCATAACGGCCGGTTATTACCGTCATACCAGAATAAATCATTTCTAAGCTCTCTGCTTTTATCAAGTGGCACTAGCAAGACAATCTCAACATCGCCGCTGTCATTAAACCAGTGGTTCGCTACTTTCAAAGTTTTCATTCGTTATCCTCCCCGAACGCCCGCTTACGTTCCTCGTTAGTTGGTTCCTTGACGATTATCATGCTGTGATTTCATCGCTTTCTCGGCATGTTGCTTCATGCGCCGGTGCTTCCGTTTAATCGTTGAACGTTTCTTAGTGTGTTTAGGCATCTTCGTCCTCCGTAATTTCATCTATTTCTACTCGCGGATTTCGTTTATCAACTGCAAATTCGTCCTGAAATCCCGTGATATGCTTTCGATTGTCGTTGCCTAAAATCCCAGCCTTCATAAAGCCGTCAAGCACAAACTTTTTAGCAAACGCGATATTGTCCGCATCTTTTCGGTTGTTCTTTGTGTACCACGTAAATTTAAGCTTGCAAGGCCAGCTGAATTCGACTCCAGAATTTCGACTAGCCCGCGCATATACACTACATAAGGCCGTGTACTGCTTCTTTAGTTTAGCTGCGGCGTATCTGTTGGCCCGTTCAGCCTTGATGTACTCATTTAAGCTAGGTAGTTCGCCCTTAATCACGACTTTACTCATACTTTCGGCACCCGGCTAATGTAGTAGCCACAGACAATGCCATTTGAGTAGCTTGCTTGCCTTATCGATCTAGCTGGGGCACCGAGCTTATCACCTAGCAAATCAACTGTTTGTCCAGTAATAATTTCGTTGGGATTGTCGTACTTTTCAGCACGCCAGTAGCCGTACCGCAACGGCAGACTGTACTTGTGTACGAGATAGATCACTCGCTTGGTAATGTAGCCAGTTTCGTCTGTCAACGCTCTAATCGTGTGTTTTCCGGCACGATGGGCGCGGCGAATCTCTTTAATTTGCTCACGTTCCTCAGCTTGGGGATCTGGTAACATACTATCTAAGTAAGCTTCATCACTGCGTACCTTAGTTCCAGGCTTCACAAGTCTAACTGGAAACGGCCATTCACCAGATTTGTAGTTATGTTGCGTGAGCTTAAACATTTCCGGTTCTGGCCCTATTGCTAGTGGGTGATCGATATCGGGTAGATCAGCGTTAATTACTAGCACCTGTGTTTCAGTCATGCGCTCACCCCTCTTTGACCATTGACTTCGATTTCAAAAATTTATTAGCAAAATACTGCTGCCCCTTGCCCGTAATTAGGGGCGTAAAGCGTGTCTTTGAACCATGGTTAGTGGTGATCACGGTTTCTCTCACTTCCATGATTCCCAGCTCCATCGCTCGTTGGGTCGGTGAGTTGTAACGTTTTCCCATCGCTATTAGGTAGCCATGAGTTCTTAACCAATCGAACAAGCGGTTTTGACCAGTCTTAATACCGCGCTGGCGTAATACCTTAGCAAAATTACCAACGCTGATAGAATCGTCTGAGCCCGAAACTGCTTGGCCTAATCTAGCTGGCCCTTGCAACTGTTCATTCTCCAGTTTCAGCTGCTCGTTTTCCCTCATCAGAAACCCATATCCGCGCTTGACAACCTCCATAGGGCTGTTCCATCGTCTTTCAACAGCTAGGAAATAGTTACGATAACGGCTACCATTTTGGTTTCTAACCATCATTGCTAATTGCTTAGCCATGTCAAGTGTAATAACATAATCGTCAATTTCCCGTACGGCCCCATTGTTGACAACCGTACTTGATGTACACTTGTCAAAATCGACCCCTTCATCAAACAAAGAAAAATTATTTTCGACCCAACGACTAAAGCGTTGTGCAATTTGAAGCCCTTTATATAGATCCCGGGCAGACACTAACTGCCGTCCATCTTTTTCGTTGATTTTAATCAATTCATTCATGCGCTCACCTCCGTTTACAATTCTTGTCTAGCTTGCTCTAAGTCAACAAAATACTCGGCTGGCTTATCCCAACATTGGGTCAAATCAAAATTTAAGCCATCCCGTTGATATTCAGTAATTAAAACCTCGAGTGCAAATATCTTGTACTCATGAGCGCACACCTCATCTTGCGCGCTACCGCCAGCCTTCAGATGTCGCTTCATGCGCTGCTTAGTCCAGTGCAACGCGGCCGGTTCATAGGCATGGTTAGCGGCTAAATTGACTAATTGATTACCCCAATTCATTTAGCTTCCTCCTGATTGTTCATGAGCGCTAGAAAATCATCGTCACTCATATCGTCCTGCTGGTTATCACTTGAATTTGGCTTAGAATCCGCCTGAGAAGCGCCGTTTTGCATCCACTTTGGCGTAACTTCTTTACGGCGTGGTTTTGAATAGCCACTAGGTTTTCTTTCGCTCTTCATGCGGTCGTCATGATTAGCAGCAGCCTTTTTAGCCTGCTCTAACGTCGTAATATTTCGTTTCTTCCAACCCGCAACAATTGCACGAACGTATTTCAAACATGCATTAGATCCAATCTGATGTTCTCCAGCAACCCAAATTGCATAGGCAATCACCTCAGGCTTGAACTCTTCCAGCCATTCATCAATCTCAGGTCGGGCAATACCATTTGGAAATCCCCACAGGTTGGTCCAATCGTTAATGACCTGCTCACGCGTCACGCCCGCGTCATCATCATAAGAGTCAGTATCAGTCAAGTCAGGGTCAGTACTAGTAAGTTCTTTATGTTCTACTGGTTGACCTCCACCTTGCCCAACCAGTTGACCTACTTCATCTAAACCAGTTGACCTACTTTTATGACTTGTAGTTGGGTTACTGGTTGGGTAACCAGCTGACCTACTATATAAATTAATAATGCGATATTCAGGTGGTTTAACATTTTTCTTGCCTCTAACGTATTTAATTAGTCCTAGTTGCACTAATGAGTTGCGTGCTTTATCGAGGCCGGGTTCGGATAGTCCTGTCAGACTGAGTAATGCCGAATTTTTCATGCGAAACTGAACGTCCAACTTGCCTTCGTCGTTCGCATAGTCTAGTAACTCGCGATACAGATTATTTTGGCCGTTAGAGACACTCGCTTCATACATCTTAAAATTACGGTACGCTCGTCGTTGTTTGAAGTAATCCAAATTCGTCCCTCCTTTACTAATGGGCCTTTCACCCGTTCGGTGTATTCAGTCACTGCTGCATTCAAGCCAATTCTGTTTAATCAATCCATAAGCAAGTCGTCTGCACTAACGACACTCTCTAACTTTTTGGTACTACGACAATAAGCACAATGACCGCATTGGATAGGATCTGCTTCGCCTTTAATGACATCTTGAACATGCTGTTGAGATTCCAATACCTGGTTCATAGCATTAGTAAGTCGGTACTCCGGTAAATCAATAGCCTGCTTGTCTGGTGGATCCTGTTTGCTTACTGCCACGATGTACGGTTTACACATCACACCGAATTGCTGCTTAATCAGCTCTTGATAGACTGCCATCTGAAGTGGGTAGTTATACGCATAAACAAATGGTTCCCGTTCACAGCTTTCTTCATTCCAATAACCCTTATAAATATCAGCGGTCGTCTTTAGATCAACGAAGTAACCTTGTTTCAAATTGAGGCAATCAATCTTGCCCTTCCAGGGATAACCACCGATTTCACCAGTTACAATCACTTCTTTATCGCCTTGATAAAGAAGATTAAAATCATGATCGTCAGATAAGGCTTCAATCATGGATTCAGCAATTTTGAAGTCCTTTTTGAGCTGGCCTTTGCTTGGGCCCCGGCTTGAAATTGCCTCTGGATGTTCATCAACAAACTTGGCATGAGCTTTCTCACTTTCGAAATAACTGTGAAGCCAATTTCCAACGACTAGCGCCGTTGAGTTCATACATGGTTCCCATTTACCCTGCAACTCGGCGAGTGCTTCAGCCTCACAGACTAAAAACTTCTTGAACCATGTTGCTGACATAAATGATTGATCTGTCCAGCGATCGTAATAGTTAGCCGGCGTCAAGGTCTCCGAGGTTGTCGAAGAGGTTTTGCTGGTCGACTTCGTCTTTGACAGGTTCTTGATCATTGCTTGATGCCTCCTTTACAGCCGTTCTAACGGGTTCTTTAGCTGGTTCGGCAGATTCTACCTTCTCGGCTTTATTCTCTGCTACATCAGCTACCAATGACCTTTTAGTCGGTGTTACGTCCTTCGGATTATCATTTTCGTACTCGGAACTCGTCGTGTCGTTAACTGCTTGCACGAACAAATCGTTGTCGCTTGAACTGTTAATGTAGAACTTTGCAGCTCGATTAATTACAGTCCGTTTAGCCATTTCCTCTGGGAACTCGTTTTGAACCTTCTTCGTCTTAGCGTGGCTCCAACTGGTGTCGATGTCTTTTTTAGTCATAACAGTGTATGTCCGGTTCCCGTTGATGTCTTCGATCCATGCGAATGCTCCGATAATTGGCTTGTCTAAGTTCTCAAAGTTTGGCTCGAACTCTTTAACCACCAACACTCCATTTTCACCACCAATCTTGAAAGTGTCGTCTTTGTGGACAACCTGTGCCTGAATATCTTTAACGTTTGAAAGACGCTTTACAACGCTAATTGAGCCAAAATAGGAGCGCTGCATGACTAACTGGTTGCCATAAGGAATGAAATAGCATTGGTTTTTAGCTGGGCTCAATCCTTGAATTGCCATGTTCATCAACGCCTTGATAACTGATCCTTGGTCACACTTATCAAGTAATGGTTGGCCCTTAGACGTATCACTCAAAATCAAGTAAGCACTGTTTAATGCATTCCCTACTGAATAATCAGGTGGTAATGACAAGCCTTCATTATTCTTCATATCCTCAATGTTGTTATTAACCATCGTAACTAACTCATTACTCATGCTTCTTCCTCCTCTGATACACAGTGATAGCCCAGACGTGTCATCATCGTGTCCGTGTCGATGTGTGCCAGTAGCTCGTCCCATAGACGGGACTGACCAAACACATCAATCAACCATTGCCAATTTGGCTCCTCACCTTGATCTGGATATAACACGCTTACGTCAGTCGAACCGAAAGTGACGATACAAATGGCGCTCAACATATCGGCCTGCATATCAGCCGCCCACTGCTTAAAGTCGTTATTATCGATATAATCTTGAAATAACTGTGCCTTGGCAAACTCATCACCATCGTAACAATAGTTATCTGCGTCAAGTACCCAGTCGCGTGAGTCGTTACGTTGCTGCCAATGCTCGTTTAAATCTGCCTGTGCTGGTATCATTTGCCCCACCTCCGTGTCAAACGTTGCCTTAGTGACTGTTTCGGAGTACAATAGAACTCGAAAATAAAATTATTAAGCGTCTTAGCTGCACGGGTACTCCCAATACTCGAGCAGCTTTTTTCGTACTCAAATTTAGGCTTTAGCGATACTTTGCGTACTTCCAATTCGTTCGACCTCCTTAAATGTGCCAAAAACATTATTCAATTCTTCAATTGTGATTTGCTTGTAAAGCACATTTCCAATCCTGAACGTGAATTTCATCGTCTTCATCTCCTTAAATTCCAAACCAGCTAGCAACTTCATGACGCTTGAACCATAATGCAGTTAGCGCGCAGCCTACTATTGCTCCTTCAATCATTGCTATTTCCTCCTATCCTGCTTGCGTTTATTCTCTTCTGCTCGCCAACGGCTAACTTCCGCCCAATTATATTGGCGGGCCCCTAATGCAACATCAGACGGCAATGGGTAGTATTCACGTCGCGCCAAGTTGCTTATTGTTGATGGCGAAACATTCCATTCAGCAGCAAGTTCAACACCTTTGAGCCATTTTTTAGGCTGTCCGCCTGCCTGATACTTAGGATTCTTTTTAATGGAAACCACTTGCATCTTTTATCACTCCTATCCACCGGTACTATCATTTACCTCATCAATCACATGTTGCAGTTGCGACATCGTTATGCCTGCATATTCAGCCTGTTTTATTAATGCTGTAATCTCAGCGCTAATCTCCTCGACATACTCTCTTGGATAACGTTGAATGATTAAATTTTGCTCCGGAGTTCTAAATTTAGGCTCCGTTGTAATTGCAGCCTCAAACTCTGGTTCCAACTGCTCTCGTTGACTTTGCTCCGTTCGTTGCTTTACCAAGGCAGAAAACATGTCACCTTTAAGTTTTCGATCGCGTTGGAACGAAATTGTGCCGTAGTCCAAACTCGCAGCAGTATATTTCAAACGTAGATCATTAATTGCATTCGCTAACGTCCACCTAGTCTGTGGGTCAGTCTTCTTAAGCCCCGCTCTAATTCTTGATACAGTGCTTTCAGAATAATGTGCCTTATCAGCAACTTCTCTCTGCTTATGTCCGCCCATACGTTCGAAGGTTAACGTTAGCTCTTCTGCGAATCGGTTCCGCATTCTGTCACCTCCTGAATTTTTGCAAGTATCTTATGATTTCTTGCAAAGGCAACTCCCTATAATTTAAATAGAGATGTAATCCATTTGCCGAATCTTGAAACTGTTTTCGTTATTGATGTGCTGGAACATAATCCTCAGCTTCTCATCACTCATTGCTTCAAGCGAAACCCGGGGTGTCTCCGGGAAATAACGAAGTAGTGCGTTGATTAAAACATCTCTTGTTATTGGCTTCATTTTGACGTCTCCTTATTTACTCGTATTGTGTACTTTATCTTCAAAAAAATAAGTCCATTTAACACGTTTTTTTTTCGATATATCGTTCATTCTTACAGCCATTTTCTTAGCTCTACCAACACTTGGTGTTCTATGCCCTTGTTCGTAAGACGCTAAAGTTGTCTCTGGCATATCGAGAAATTCAGCAGCCTTTTTTTGCGTTAGTCCGTTGATGTCTCTCCACTCTTTTAACCAATGACGCATGTTAACACCTCCTAACTAAGTAATACGTTTCGCGTACCTTTGATGCTTACTAATATAATACAATTCGCGTACTTAGTCAACGCAAAAATACTCTAAACGAGTATTTTTTATATTTCTGTACAAAATACGCATTATGCGTAGTAATCTTATAATTAATGAAGGAGGCCTATCAATGTTTGCTGAACGCCTTAAAGAATTACGAAAAAGAGAAGCTGGTCTAACGCAAGAGAGATTAGCAATGCAATTAGGCATGGCCAAAACAACACTGGCTTCCTATGAACAAGGAAAACGACAGCCCGATCTTGAAACACTTTCTAAAATTGCAGATCGTTTTTCCGTGACAACTGACTACTTGCTTGGAAAAAATGGCACGCCAAAATGGGCAACCAAGAAAGATACCATTGACCTGAAGGATTTTCTTGAAGCAAATGAGGGTTCGATGACCTATGGGGGTGAAGATCTTACTGAAGAAGAAAAACAACAAGTGCGTGTGGCAATGGCAACAATATTCTGGAAACGCCACAAGCATGATTAGGAGTTGTACTTATGGATAGAGTAAAAGATATTGTTAAAGCTATTGTCAATCGTTATCACACAGCGGACCCGTTTGTAATTGCGGAAAAGCTTAACATACAAGTGGAATGGTGTGATTTTGGGGCAATGCCTCTGGGTAAAAATGCTTATGACAACCAAGAGCCTATCATACTACTCAATAATTCTATTAAACACATGCCTACACAGTATTTCCTACTCGGTCACGAACTAGGACACGTTATATTCCATGAGGGGCTGATTGGGTACTACACTTCCGTTAAACATGGACATTCTAAGTTTGAACGTGAAGCTGATGAATTTTCAGTTGGATTGATGGGAATGCTTTTTATTGAGGAAAATGGCCATATTCCCTATTCATACAGAGAACTGTCCTATCAATACGGGGTACCATTCGACGGAGATTAATATCAATTAATTTGGAGGAATTTTCATGTCACTAGGTGACTTATTCAGAATAAGCGAATTTAAAAATACTATTCAAAAATCAAAAGTGGAAATTGTTCAATTAGAGGAAACCATTGATAAGCTGAAAAAACAGAACGACATTAAGCTATCATTACAGCAAATGAAGCCTGAACAACTTGACCAACTCATTAATTCTAAACGCAAAACACTTGATGAATTAGACAAACAGATTGATCTCGCTGACAAAAAGCGTATCAATGCACTATCTGAAATTGAGAAACAGTCTGACATGCTTAACGAAATAAAAGCCGACATTAGTGACCTTTCTCCTGATTTAGAAATGAGTTCATATGGCCTGTATCAACCGCAATATGACTTTTCTGATTCCTTAGGCTACAAGGACAGATTGCAAGAAATCCGTGATCAACAAAAAAATCTAATCAAAAATAAAGCTGCTTGTATTTTTAACAATCATTGGCAAGTCAACGGAAGCATAGCACAAGGAAGAAAGATGAATCGTAATAATATAAAGGCCATCCTTCGTAGCTTTAATAACGAATGCACAGATGCTATCAACAAAGTATCATATTCAAATTTTGATCGCATCAAAACAAGGATCATTCGCTCATTCAATCAGCACAATAAAATGTATGAAGTTGTTGAAATCAGCATGGTCAACAATTACTTACAGCTCAAATTGAAAGAACTTCATCTAGCTTTTGAGTACCGACAAAAAGTTCAAGAAGAAAAAGATAAGCTTCGTGAACAGCGAGCACGGGAAAAAGAAGAAAAAGCTTTGCAACGGGAAATTAAAGCTCAACAAAAAATGCTTAATAAACAGATCGATCATTACTCAAAAGCGATTCAAGAACTTCAAGAAAGACAAACTGAAGATCCTCGCAACGAGGGATTAATAGCCGAAATTGAAAAATTAAAGCAAAAACTAACACAATATGAAGATAAAAAGGCAGCGGTGGATTATCGAGAAGAAAACGCAACCGCCGGATATGTTTATATCATCTCTAATGTTGGGTCGTTTGGTAAAAATGTCTTCAAAATTGGTGTAACCCGCCGCTTAGATCCAATGGATCGTATCAACGAGCTCGGGAGTGCTTCGGTTCCATTTAAATTTGACGTACATGCATTAATATTTAGCGAAAACGCATACCAATTAGAATCTGAACTACACCAGCGTTTTTCACAAAAGCGTGTCAATATGGTGAACAACCGTAAAGAGTATTTTCACATTTCTATAAACGAAATTGAAGATGAATTAAAAAAATACAGCAATTTGACTGTAGATTTCAAAGAAGCTCCTGAGGCCGAAGAGTATCGAGAGAGTTTGGCTATTAGCACAGAATCAAAGCAATAATGTTATTGAAATTGGATTTGGGGAATAAATTATATTGGAGGAAACATCAATGAAAAAATACAGTGTTTTATTACTAGCTGGAATAGCCGCATTGTCGCTCACCGCATGCGGAAATAATAATAGTTCTAAAACTAATTCCGTTAATAGCTCCAAGGCAGAAAAAGTTTCATCAACAAAATCGACTGATCCGTCAAATGACAAATGGACGTTTAAAGATAATGTTTTCTCAGCCGGAATTGAAACTTATAAATTTACGAAATCGGAAATCCGTGATGGCAGCGAAGACGGAACTAAAATTTTAGTTCTCTATTGTGACGTTACTAACAACTCTAAAAAGGAACAGGATCCTTCAAATATCTATACTGTAGTAAATGCTTATCAAAAAACAGATACAGCAAACAAACAACTTTTGCCCGGCACACCCAAATATGACGATAACGGTAATAATCCAATACAAAAATACGAAGATGGCCTAAATGATAAATTGTTGCCAGGGAAAACAACGCAGGCGGCGGTTATGTTCAAGTTAGAGAATAAAAATGATGTAACGGTCAAATTCAATAACGCCAATTTCCAAACTATTGGGACAAAAACATATTCTGTAAATTAAAATATTGGCTTGATTCTAACCGTAATAAACCATGTAAAGACTGGAGAATTTGTTATGAAAAAGATGAGTATTGGTTTTGTAGCCATTATAGCTATAATTTTCACACTGGCTGGTTGTGGAAACAAAAAGCCTGATTATACTGCTTCAACAGCAGAATCAGCATTAAATGCTAATAAAGATATTGAGGGAAAAACCGTTCAATTCAAGGTCAATAAAGTTGTTCCAAATAGCGCATTTGGTTATAACCTTGAAACTGGCAAGCACTTGAATTTCGTAAGTTCTGAAAATCCCAAGGTGAATAAAGGTGAAACAGTTACGGTAAAAGTTAAGAAGACTAGCTCATCTGTGGGTTCTTGGGTTATATCATACACAAATCTCAAAAAAGATTAACTGTAAATAATTGGCCCTTAGTTGGGCTTTAACGCGAGTGTAGTTTAGTGGTAAAACGACAGCCTTCCAAGCTGTAGTCGCGGGTTCGATTCCCGTCACTCGCTTATACCCCATCACGGGGTATATATTTTTATTTTTTAGAGAACATAAGTTCGAATCAAGGAGGCTTATTATGGCAACCATTTCAAAATATCAGTTAAAAAATGGCAAAACGCGATATCAATACAATATTTACGCTGGAACTGACAAAGGTACCGGTCAGCGGAAGAAGATCCATCGTCGTGGGTTCACCTCTTACAAATCAGCCAGTGACGCTGCAAAATTAGTAGAAGCAGAAATAATTTCAAACAAACGAAACGTTACACCTCAAAAAGCTTGGAATTTGGGAGAATTTCTAGACTATTGGATAACTCATCTTAAGTTAAATGTAAAAGAAGGTACACGTATTGTTCATCGTGAAAACATTGAGACTTATATCAAGCCAAGAATTGGTAGCTATCCATTAACCGAGTACACTCTCGTAGAACATCAGCGCTTTATCAATGGTCTTTTCAGCGAAAAAGGAGTTGGAAGAAAAAAACAAGGCCTAAGCTGGGCTACCGTAAAATCAATAAATGGAACACTTTCTAACGCTCTAAAAAAAGCAACACAGCTCGGGTTTATTGAGTCTAATCCAACTATTGGAGTTGAGTTTTCCAGGAAATTCAAGCCTCAAAAACGTGAACTTCGTTACTATACTCTTGATGAAGTTAATGTTTTTCTAGAAACAGCCAAACAAGAACAACAACCATCATGGTACCCCTTCTTCCTGCTAATGTTCGACTGTGGTTTACGACTTGGCGAAGATTTAGCATTGAGATGGTCTCGGGTGGATTTCAACAAACGCACTTTGACAATAGACCAAAATAGACTCTACCGGGCTGAAGCTGACCAAAAAAGGCAGCTTAGAGAGTCCGGTGAAGTACTTGATGACTCTTACCTATCAATTACCCTGGACGACCCCAAAACAGAGCACAGCTCTCGTAATGTACCGTTAACTGCTCGTGCTTATACTGCATTACTAGAGCTGCGTAATAAGCAATCAGCATTGCAAAAAGTAGTTACAATTAAGCCAAATCTGGAATCTGATTCCTCAAGCGATTTTGTATTTAGACGTTTCTATTTAACTGCTGGCAATGTTGGTGAGCCTATATCTTCACGAGGGGCTGAAGGTGCCATGAAGCGCATTGCTAAAAATGCCGGCCTAAAACATCTCAATGTTCATGGGTGCCGCCACTCATTCGCAGTGCGCTTGCGTGAAGCTGGCGTCGATATGGAAAACATCAGAGACTTGATGGGCCATGTTGATTTGACCACTACTCGTATGTATGCAGAAGTTACTCCCAAGATAAAAGAAGATGCGATGTCAAAGCTGGAAGATTATTTGAATAGTAGCAATTAA